CTTCATAGGCTTACGGATTTTAAGTCTATATGATTGTTTGGTCGGGATTACTGGATAGTATTGACTCCAGATCCTTCCTATAACTTATTGATAATCAATATGCGATATCTGATGTTTTTTACATTCTGTACCGATTTTTCGCTCCCTTATAGGGTGTAGCAACAGCCTTTAAATTAGTCGGTTGCTACATGAAATAAGAGAGGGAAAAGTCTTTTTTATTGCTGTACGAAGTTTTTAGTCAGAAGTTGAACTTGGTCACGCAGCCATTTGATCTGCTCAGCCTGTTGGTCGAGCATCGCCTTTTGGTTGTTAATGACACCCATCAATACATCAGGGCTACTGTTTATGTTGACAGTTGAGTTGCTGATGTGATGCACATTCGTGTTTTCTAACTTTTTATCATCATACTCTTCATTTGAGAGGAAGAAGTCCTCTATTGGAACCTCAAAATATTCCGATAACCTTTCAAGGTATCGAGAGTCAATGTAAGTTCGACCCTTGAAGTAGCTCGATGATATGTGTGAACTCTGACCGAAGACAAAAGCCACCATTTCACCGACTGTTTTTTTCTGCTCCTTGAGCAGTCGATTCACTAAATCTCCGTTAAACATAATCTAATATCACTAAGTGAAAGTTAAATAACACCGCAAAAATAGGATTTCTTTCCCAAAACTACGGAGTTTTCAATAATTCTTCTTATATTTGCCCACAAATTTAGCAACAAAATTCGAGATATGCAAGAAAAAGAAGTTAAAAAAAGAGCATTAACTATTGAAGGTTATTATGCGACTCTTTCCAAAAAAGAGAAGAGTCAGCTCATTCAGTTTCTCATGAATAAGTATGGTTTCTGCTACAATACTGTACAACAAAAGTTGTCGGGCAGGACCAAGTTCAATCCAAGAGATCTCTTGGTAGTACAAACAGTTATAAAAGAAAGCTTATGGAAAAGCAAGTAGAATTTTTCGTGTCTCCACAAGGAGAAGTGTGTTTTTATGGCCATGATGGCAAGGTGCTCAGCTACAGTACAGAGCATCCGGAAATCATCAACCACATGGCTGAGTTGATAAGTCGGCTTTACCCGGAGGCGTATAAGTATCTGGCAGGCTTATACGCCAAGAGTAAGCCTAACAAACTTTATTTCAAGTTTCTAATATCAGATCGTTTTATCCGTTGCAACCTGGGTTCCAACGATACACTATGTTTCGATGTCGATGGAACCATTCTGCACCTGGAGAAAGTCGATTGCCCTCTCAGGGGTATATGTCCTAGAGAGAACATAGTCTGCCTCCCAAAGCTGAAGACTCCTTTTTTCCCTAAAGAGCTTGAGGTAGCGAAGTATTTTGCACAGGGTTATGTTGCTAGAGATATAGCCCAGATTCTTGGCAAATCCAAGAACACGGTGTCTGCACAGCTTCGCAAAATGACCAAGCGACTGGGGCTGCAGTCAACGAGAGACATCATCAAGGTAGTTCATCAGTTGAACCTATGATTTGCCATCGATGCCGCTACAAGCGCAACTGCATCAATGGCTCCTGGTGCAGTTGCTTTAGAATTTATGTGGAGTATAAATTTATTGTTTTATGCATATTCTATGAGCAGTAAAGAAATAAAAGCCAAAATTATATTATTAATCTCTAGATTCGCAACATTAGAGAATAAAGATTTTTATGTGCAGAATGATTATGGCATTTTAGCATACATGTGTATTAATGAAGTCATGGAGTATTGGTGGCTAGAAACTGGGCAATGTCTGCAGGTATCAAAATTGGATCCAATATCCAAATCTGTCAGATTACCATGGTTTGATATAGAATTATGAAAAAGAAGAAGGAGAAACAAGTCAAGACATTCGTAGAGTGTCACAATACATGTGCCCGCAGCAGTGGCAGAACCTGCAAGTTCTGGGGGTGTTCACACCGCAAGCTGTACAACGAGATAGAGTCGGAGCATGACTATGAGTTCTTCATGGCCAACTCCAAGTGTTCATTTTATAAGACGAAGTTATGAGGAATAGAATTAAGTTTTGGAGTGACCGCGAGATTAGAGCGGCATTCGACAAGCGGGGGGGCAAATATAAGGGCATCCTCCAGCAGTTGATGATGGAGCGAGACTACGCCTATAAGCGTCAGATTCGCTACTTTGTCAATGAAGATATTGATAAGTTCATGCGCAGGTTATCTTAGTACTTTCTTTTTCGGAAGTTCTAAGTTAATTTTGCAGCACTAAATATAAAGATATGATTAAACAAGAGAACATTGACAGAATTATAAGCGATGTCTCAATTCGAGACGTCGCAATCGATGAAGGTATAACCTTCAGCAAGGAACGGGGAGGGAAGCTCTGGGCATGTTGCCCATTCCACAAAGAGAACACTCCTTCATTTTTCGTTGATACTGGTACCAACACATGGAAGTGCTATGGTGGATGCCATAGCGGTGGAAATGTGATAAGCCTCTACCGGAAGCTGAAGAATGATCTCCCTTTTCCTATCGCCTGCAAGGAACTTGCAAAAAAATATCTCAATGAAGACATAGAAGACGATTACAAGCCGAGCAAGGAGGATGAGGAGAAGCAGAAAGAAAAAGAGTCTCTGCAGATAATAATCAGCTATGCGCAAGAGTTCTATGTGCAGTGCATACATGAGGTCAACCCTGCAGCAAACAAGGCACGTGAGACCGTCCGCAAAAGATGGGGAGCTGACGCTATTGAGAGGTTCGGAATAGGTTACGCTCCACGAGATGGTTTTATCGAATGGGCTATGCGTAAGGGTCTTGACTTCGACCTCCTGGAGCAGGTCGGTCTCATCGGTATAGGTGAGCGTGGCAAATATGCCATGCTCCGTGACCGATACACAATACCTATCTATGACAAGATGAGCAATGTCATTGGCTTCACGGCTAGAACTATGTCCGATGATAAGGATATATGCAAGTATCTCAATCTTAAGAATAGCCTGGTGTATGCTAAGGACAAGTCTGTTTTCGGCATCAATTTCGCGCAAAAGGAGGCGAGACTGAAAAATAAATTCTACCTGGTAGAGGGCGCACCTGATGTTGTCAAGCTGCAATCGCTTGAAATCCTCAATACAGTAGCCTCACTGGGCGGAGCGTGGACAGAGAACCAGCTGAAGCAACTCTATCACATCAGCAATACAGTCACATTTATTCCGGATGCTGACACGCTGAAGCCAGGCAACGAGTGGCCTGCAGGTACCGCCAATGTCTTCGCCAATGGTCGAGAGGCATTGGCAGCCGGATTCACTGTCAACGTCCGTGAAATTCCTATTGACTATCCGGCACCTAAGAAAGAAGATCCGGACTCCTGGATTGTTGACAAGGCGCATTTTCAGCAGATGAAGGAAGAGGAGTTCATCTACTGGTTCTGCCGCAGAAGATATTGGCCAACAGCTGATGATATCGAGCAGATGACAACAGAGGACCGCCTGAAGGCTATCGCTGATATCTGCTCCCTGCTGATGATGATCCGTGACGAAGACCTGCGCACAAGCTATCTGACCGGATTATGCACTATGTATAAGCATAGCCGAGAATGGAAGGATACGCTGAAGCGAGCTAAGGAGTCGGAACTGAGCGCCAAACAGGAGAAGGAGCGCAAGGGTGACATCAAGATGCTTCGTGAGTTCGGATTCACAGAACATGACAATAGCTATTGGGGTACCAACAAGGAAGGAGACGAAATTCAATGGTCCAACTTCAAGTTGAAACCTCTCTTCCATATTCGTGATGATTTCAACCCGGTTCGCCTCTTTGAAATCAAGAATAACGGAGAGGAACCTTCACGCCTCATTGAACTGAACATGGATGAGATCACTTCCAGTTCGACCCTGCGCAAGCGCCTATTCGGTATAGGCGATTACATTTGGATGGCCAAGGATGAGCAGCTCATCAAGCTGCTCGGGTACCTGGGCAAGGTAACTGAGACTGCAGACCCTATCAAGCAGCTGGGCTGGCAGAGCGAAGGCTTCTATGCCTTCTGCAATGGTGCCATCGAGGATGGCAGCTGGCTTCCAATCGACGACATGGGCATTCTGCGCTTGACCGCAGGCAAGTTCTACCTGCCTGCCATGAGCAAGCTCAATAAAGATAGCCGAGAGTTGTACGTGAGCGAGAAAAAATTCCGGCATGAGAAGATAGTGGATAACCCTACATCACAGAGTGATTTCTTCGCCAAGGTGGTGCAGGTCTTCGGTGACAACGCCAAGGTGGGCCTATGCTTCTATATAGCGACCCTCTTCCGTGACATTGTCATCGGCAAGAGTCGTTCCTTCCCAATTCTCAATGCCTTCGGCCCTAAGGGCTGCGGTAAAACAGAGTTCGCTGCAACGCTCATGAACTTCTTCTACAAGTACGAGACGAAGTACGAGCCGTTGTCTATCACCAACGCATCCATGCCCGCACTCTCCGACTATGTCGGAGGAGTTAGCGACGCTCTGGTACACATCGATGAGTACAAGAACTCCATCACACAGAACAAGGTTGAGTGGCTCAAGGACCTTTGGAATGGTATAGGTCGCACCAAAATGAACATGGACAAGGATAAGAAGCTCGTGCAGGCCAAGGTTGACTCTGGCATCATCCTCACTGGACAGGAGATGCCTACTGCAGATATCGCCCTCTTCAGCCGACTCATCTATCTCACCTTTGATAGGGGGGAGCATACTCGAGAGGAAAAACAGAACTTCGAGGAGCTAGAGAGATTCCGTCAGATAGGTGCAACTCACATCACTCTCCAACTGCTGAAGCATCGAGAGCAATTCCGGGCTGCATTCGGCAACTCCTGGAAGAAAGCATCTGAAGACCTCGAGAGCAGGCTGGAGAATGACAGCATCCTTGACCGTATCATGACTAACTGGAAGGTTCCAGTGGCCGCATACCTGGCCATAAGAGACTACATCGACTTCCCGTTTACATATGAGGATCTACTTCAGGTAGCAGTTAGAGGCATCAAAAATCAGAACAGCATGTGCAACACCACCGATGAGGTGGCTGGGTTCTGGAATATTGTCAATGCTGCAGTACAGATGGGGGAGCTGAAGAAGGACCAGGACTTCAAGATTAAGACAGTTGGCGCATTGACCACCAATAAAGTCAAGATTGACAACTGGGCGATGCTGAAGAGCATCCTCATGATTCGCAAGGACATCACCATGGCAGTCTATCGCAAGTTAGGCAGGCAAATGGACGAGAACCTTCTGCCGAAGGAGTCACTCCTTCACTATCTGCAAATAGGTGCAGACTTCTACGGGTCAACAAAAAACCCTGAGCGATTTATCAAGTTCACTCCGAGCGGTTTGCCGGAGACAGTAAAGAAGACAGATGCAAATGGTACTATCACTGGCCAGCAGAAGATATATTATAAGGACAGGCCTCTCTGTTTTGACTATACCATGGTGGCAAACAGATATGGCATAGATCTTGACACAGAGGTAGATGGTGAGCAGGAACAGACCAAGGATACCTATGTCATGACAGATGCTGAGCAGAAGGCTCTAGGTCTGGAACCTTCGCCACTATAGTGGAAATAAGTTTTTTGTTTAGATCATATCGATAGCCTCCAGGGGAAGAGATTCCTCTGGGGGCTTTTTTGTTGGTGTTCCGTGATTTTTCAGACCATTCACACGCGACTTAAAAACAATGTGGCAATTGTGGCAATTTGTGCAACACTGATTATCAGAGAGTTAAGAAGGTATGTATTTGTGGCAATTATGTGGCAATTTGTGGCAACGAGAAGAGAAGTGTAGCAAAGGTTGTGGCAATGTGGCAATTCTATTATATATTTGTGTCAATAAGAAAAGACTTATAATATTAATAATCAAGCACTTAACATTTTTGCCACAATTGCCACAAATGAATTGCCCAAAAATGGGTTCCTTGATTTTCTAATGCTACTTTTTCCCTAAAAACAAGGATTTTTAGCGCAATGCAGATAGTTTTTCCTATAAACGTAGGAATATCTCGATTATTTTTCCTAACTTTGCGGTGTTTTTAATTACAGAAATATGAGTAAATTCGTAGTTTATGTACAGGTAGAGCCATATCTAAAGCAATGGCTCACCCATAGTTTCGGCGATCCCGTGGAATTCCCGTCCTCCAGCAACGAGAATGCTGTTCTGCGCCGGTTCCTATCTAAGCGCCCGATCAATAATCTGCCTGAGCAACCTGGAGAGCGAGATGTTGCCATCTGCATACCTTACTCCAAGTCTAAAAGCCCAGAGACTTACAACTTCCTTAACGGTCATGCAAAGCAGGCGCTCACCGAGAGCATCAACGACCTCTTCCGCATCAACATGTGGAGTGACCTTGGAGACCTCAATGACATGTCATGCAAGAAGATGTCTGCTTTCCGCTCCTGGTGTGAACAGCAGGGTATCGACATAGAGTATGCTGAGACAATCCGCATGAAGTGGTATCGCATGCGCAAGGCCTATCAAGAGAAGGGCATCAATCTTTTTAATCTTAAAAGATGCAAAAAAGACGATTTTTCATGAAAAAATCTCATCTACTCTAGCCCTGTTTTTGTTCAACACCGAACAGGTGCGAACAGACGCGAAATTTGAACAGCTTATGAAAAGACTTAGTTATATCTGCTGCGTGCAGCGCATTCCTGTCAGCAAGTTGCCTTTCGATACACTTCTAGGCAACCATACATTTGAAATACCAGATAGCTACAATTGGCCAGTTGTTAAGTGTCAGAAGCCTGCCAAAATGGAAATCACAGACAAAATAGAGGATGGTCAGCGGTTCTACACCCATAAACTCACCTTCCGCACATGCCGCGAAGACCTGGACATGAGCGGCAACTATGCCTATCTGGTCACCACCATTGAGGGCAAACGTTATCTCATTGGCAACAGGGAGCGACCATATCCTATTATTAATATGTCAGATGTCCACCCTGATTCACTTGGTACTTCTGCCATGATCGAGTACACAGTTCAGTGGGGTAGCACCCGAAAAGCACCTTTATTAGCCTGATTTACGTATTTTTCTGTTGGCAATTGCCATATTATCTTTGCATCAAAAAAGATAAGCGCATGAAATACGGAATGATGATATGCGGTACCATCGGAGCCGGCTACGACTGGTGGTCTGGCACCTATGGCACACGTTCCAAGGATGTCAAGGCTTACCTTGACGCTCACCAAGACGAGGAGGTTGATATAGCAGTTTCCTCGCCTGGTGGTTATGTTGATGAAGGATTAACCATCTATCAACTTATCAAGGACCATGGCCATGTTAACGTCCACATATTGGGCATGACTGCTTCCATCGCTACAGTCTTGTGTATGGGGGCCAAGCATGTTGATATGTCCGTCGGCAGTACCATGCTCATTCATAATGCTTCGACAGGTGTCGCAGTCTGGGAGTCTGCAAACAAGGCGAAACTCGATGAACTCATCAAGGATTGGCAGAAGCAGCGTGATGGTCTCGACACCATCGACAAGGTTATAGCCTCCGTCTATGCCCAGAAATCGGGCAAGACAAGCGATGAAATCCTGGCTCAGATGGAAAAAGGCAGTTGGCTGAGTCCACAGCAGGCATTGGAGATGGGGTTGGTTGATGAGGTCAGGGACCTGGACGAGGAAGACAAGAAGCGTCAGACTAATCTCGCTAAGAGATTCACTAACGCTTTCTGCTCCAACCTTGGTTTGCCGCCACTTCCTGGAGCAACCGCTAATGACGAGCCCTCTAAAACATTTCTCGAGAAGGTTGCCGCCTCACTCAGAGATATGTTCAAGAATAATACACAAATTTCTAACATGAAGAAAAAATTCCTCAATCTTCAGACCCTCCTCAATCGCAAGGAGGATTTTGAGGTTAACGATGAGAAGATTACTCTCACCGATGCAGAGATGCAGAAAATCGAGGATGCTCTTGCTCAAAAACAGAAGGACTTGGATGACAAGTCCGCTGAGCTCGACAAAGCCAGCCAGGAGGTCAAGGACCTGAAGGCTAAGGTTGAGCAGAAGGACAAGGATATCCAGGCCAAGAATAAGGAGATCAAGGATCTCAAGGGCGCTCCGGGTTCTGGTACCCATGAGGGCGTCACACCAGAGGTTGACAACGTTGACTCTGGTGAAATCTACAATGCTTTGAAGCAGATATTCTAAAATGGCAGCTTTAGAAAATACAGTTGAAATTACTCCTGATGAACTGAAGACCAGCTTTGCGAAGTACCGCAAGGACATCATTGTGATGCCTGTGCGCGCTCTTGACGAGGCAGCAAAATTCATGAGCCGACGCGTGGGCGTTCGTGGCAAGGAGACTGTCGGAGAGCTCGCAGGCGACATGGAGCTCGGGCCATACTCTCTTACTCGCAAGGATGAGAATGGCGTTACAATCACAGGCCGTACCCTGGAGACATTCCTTGGTTCATGTGTCAAGCCTTTTGAACCAAATAAGGTTCGTGAGTCTATCTATGGCTCCAACGTATTCCAGGGCGAGGCGCTCAAAAAACAGCCTATCACCAAACTGATTGGCATGTTCCTGGCAGGCAAGATAGGTGAGGCACTCTTCAAGTACCTCTTCACCATGAAGCGTAACCCAGCTGGCTCTGGTACCGCAGACCTCGCTGATGGTTTCAAGACCATCTCCGATGCTGAGATCAAGTCCAAGGCGATTGCTGTTGAGAAGGGCAACCTCTTCAATACAACCGCGATGACTGGTGTCAACGCAGTCGATGCAGTCGAGGCATTCTATGATGCTGCCGATGAAAAACTGAAGGGCATCAATACCTGCATGTTCATGAGCAGCCATGAACTTACGCTCTACCGCCGCTGTTATCGTGATAAATACGGAACTGTCAATTGGAACAATGAGTTCAACCACAACAAGTTGGATGGTGCCAGCAACTGCACCCTTGTGGGTCTTGACAACGTTCCTGCGGGCTACAAGATCATCACTCCTGGCAGCAACATGCTCATCGGTTTGGCTACCGAGGGCGACAAGGCGAACTTTGGTGTAGAGAGTTCTCTTGACTCTCACTTCCTGGTTGACTTCGTGGCAACTATGTACTTCGGTACTCAGTTCGAGTCAATCTCCAAGGAACGCATCCTCTTCGGTTACGACACTATCCCTTCAGAGTAAGGGATAGCTGTCCATGGTTATACATTATATTATATATTGATATATGGCAACAAAGAAAACATGTGCTTCAGCCACAGACCTTTATGAGGATGTGTTGAAGTGTCCTGGTGAGAAGAGAATGCCTGGTACCAGAGCCTACGGCTTCTTTATCCCACGGCGTTACATCACCAAGTTCGCAGAGCCGCAGAAGGAAACAGCAACATCACTCAAGGACTATCTCGTCATCAAAGATAGCCACACCATTCAGGCAGACAAGGTCTGGATTAAGATTGCCTTCATCACAGACAAGAGTTCCTTCTCGCCAGAGGCGCAGGGTGAACATGGCTGTAAGACCATGAACCTCAAGGCAACAGCTGTCCTCCCTGGTACAGAGGAGGAAGCGTCTGCACTCGCTTCTTTGCTTCTCAACGAAGACGGTATCTTTATGATTCCTGAGCGCAACGGCAAGCTTCGCCAGTTCGGTGACGAGACCTTCGAGGTCGACGTGACACCATCTCAGTCTTCTGGAGCAGGTATCTCTGACGAGACCAACACCACACTTGAAATTTCTGTCAACTGCGAGACCATGCCTCCATTCTACTTCGGTACCCTCACAACAGCAGAAGGTACCATCTCTGGTAAAGATTGCAAGCCGGTGGAGGCTGTCGCTGGTGATACAGTCAGTCAATAAACGGGATTCGATTTTCCTACATAACTACTATCAGTGGCGGGGCGATGCTTACATGAGCTCGCCTCGCCATTTTAATTTTCTATTTATTATGAATGATCCGAAATTTACAGAAAAGATAAAAAAGTGGTTTGACTGCGAGCATACCGATGCCAACATCAGGGAGGGAGCGCTGCTCCTCCTTCAGATGAATAACAACCGCCACCTCTATCAACTCATCAACTTCGACCCTCAGGGCAAACTCGAGTTGCTCAAATATGAGCTGCAGAAGCATCTCAACTATCGCATCGAAGGCATGACCATCGATGATGTGAGAGACTACGACAAGAAGGTCACGCCTATCCTTCAAACTGCGGTTGACAAAACATCAGAGGCAGACCAGATTGCAAAGCAGCTAGCACCTCATCTTCCTGTCGTGGAGTCAGAAAACCTCGATTCCATCGTGCCTTCAGCCATCGTAGCCAAGGGCAAACGAGCTGATCATGACCAGTTGCCTGACAACATCCAGGCTATCTGGGATGGCAACTGCGCACTCTGGAAAAAAATCAAGGAACACTTTGAGGCTTGCAAGGCTTACGACATGTCATGTGACAGATACGAGGGCTTGCATGCTGCCGACGAAGACTTCAAGCGCATGCTCCTTACGCTCAAGGAGGAGTACTATGCATACAAGCAGGCCATGGACGTCTACGACCATGCCAAACCGGGTGATGCCGAGAAGCAGCCAGCGGAGCAGCAGCCTGAAGCTGCCATCACCTCCAAACAGATTGGCAATGCTCGTTCCTACATCACCAAGAACCTTGACCAGCTTATTGGCTTGATGGAGGCTGGCAATACCGACAAGGCTGATGCCTTGAGAGCAAAGGTCAATGAGCGTGTGCAACTCTTGATTACAGCCAAGGCTGAAATCACCGCTGATACCATCGCAAAGCTTCAGCAGGCGGGTATCACCATGGAGCAGCAGGCTTCAGCCGATGGCGAGGAGCAGCCAGAGAGTGCAGAAGAGGAGGTTACAGATGAGGGCGAAGCAGATACAGCAAGTCCTGAAGCCACTCCAGCAGAGTAGCTCACAGGTCTTCCTGGGTCAAGGGCTTCACACCCTTGGATTGTTAGGTTGGATTCTGGAGCAGACAGGACCGGCAGATGTTGCCGTCACGACCTTCTCTACATCCGATGCCTTCTTGTGCGGAGTCATTAACCTTCGCAAGCGAGGGTTAATTAACCATTCAACGTTAGTGGCTGACATTAAAGCTTCAAGTAAAACTTTAAAGCTAAAACGCTTAATGACAGAGGCTTTTGATGATGTTCGGCTTACGCTCAATCACTCCAAAATTATGTTGGTCAGTAACGCTGAGTGGTTAGTCTCCGTGATAACATCGCAGAACCAGACGTATGGTGATCGCGCTGAATGCACCTTCATCTCTCTCGATAGAGACGTCTATCTCGATATTCATAATATGCTCAATAATCTGTTAGATGATAAGACAACAATTTCCATTCCTCGAAGAGAGTGATTTATATCTGCAGACTGTCTATGATCTTGCCAAGACCATGACGCCTGTTGAGGAGATTCCCATCCTGATGGACCTTCCTCCTGATGAGTCTATGGCTATGCAACTGGAGCTGCAGGAACCTAGGTCGCCATATCGCAGACGCTATCTCAGAGGTTTAGCGGAGACCTCTAATGAGTTGAGAACCAACAATATTGCATTGGCAAATGTAGGTTCTCCTGGTGCTTATCAGGCTGTCATGTCACAACTCTCGCAGATTATTGCTAAAATCTCATGATATGAGCCTGCCTGTTAATGTTGATGATTACATGAAGTACATGCCTCTCAATGAGGATGAACTTCTAGATCTTCATCTCTCCGCTATCGTCAGAGCGAGAGTGGAGAGACTTCGAGGGTGCTATGCGTTCTGGCTTCGATACCCTCGATATACCGTCCGGGAGATGGTTGATCAGGATAAGGCCATGTTCGGCGTAAGCGAGACACAGGCATACGATGATATTCATCTCTGCCAGGTCATGCTCGGCAATCTCAACGCCGCCTCAAAGGAGTTCTGGCGGTGGAAGGTCAACCAGGAGATAGACGAGGACCGCAAGGCTGCCAAGGCTGCAGGGGATTTCCGTGCCCTAGCCCAGATGCAGAAGAACCGCATCAAGAATAACCGAACCGACACGCCTGATGAGCCAGAGCTGGCATTCGACAAGATTGTTCCTGTTGAGTTCCGCATGACAGATGATCCGACAGTCATCGGTTTGCAGAAGATTCCAAATCTTCGTGCAAAAATCAAGAAAATGGAGAAGCGCTACTCGATGCCGGACATCGAGGATGCTGACTTCGAAGAACTTCCGCCAGATGATGACAGCAAGACCTAAGGAGTTATTTTTCAACGACGTGCAGTCGCGCGTCCTGCAGCTCATGCCTAAGACGCTGGTCTGCGAATGGGGCCGTGGAACAGGAAAGGGTGTGGTCGAGGCTGGCCGCATCCTCTATGCTGTTCAGCACATGCCAGGTTCATGCCTGGGCATGGTAGCGCCATCGGTCAAGCGATGCCAGACCAACATCCTTCCTTCTGCTCTGGTACACCTCGAGGAGTGGGGATACAAGAGAGATGTCCACTACATAGTGGGCAAGAAACCATGGAAGGCGCTGCATTGGCAGGAACCGCACTTCCAGCCTATGAACTGGGAGAATACCGTAGCCTTTTATAATGGTAGCTATCTCAATATCATCTCTCAAGACCGCAGCGGAACTTCAAACTCCCTCTCTCTCGACCATGTCTTCATCGACGAGGCAAAATTTATAGATTGGGAGCAGCTCAACAATGAGACGCTCCCTGCCAATCGAGGCAACAAGCAGCTGTTCGGTGACTGCTGCCTCCACCATGGTCTGACCATTACTTCAGATACTTCAGCAACAAAGAAAGGTTCCTGGTTCATGTCGTGGGAGAAGAAGATGGATAAGGAGCTGATTGCTACTCTTGAGACGGTACTGGTGCATCTGCATAGCATCCGAAACAAGCTGGCTGCTCACCCAGAACGGTACGATTACTACATGTCGCAGGTGCAGAAATACGAGAAGGTTCTGCACTCCCTCCGCTCCTATGCCCTGGTGTATTCCAGGTGCTCGAGCATTCAGAACCTCGCAGTTCTGGGCGAGGACTTCATCAGACAGATGAAGCGAGACCTGCCAAAGATGACCTTCCTCACGAGCATCATGTGCCAGCATGTAGGCATTGCACAGGATGGTTTCTACTCCGGGCTTGATGAGGATCGCAACTTCTATACGGCACCGAACACCAGGTTCCTCAATGACCTGCAGTATAAGTTCGACCCTAAGCACGACAAGCCGGACTGCCGCATGGATGGCGACCTGGAGGACGGTTTACCGCTGATCATCGGTTCCGATGCCAACAACAACATCAACTGTCTCGTAGTCGGGCAGGTGGGTTCTGATACCAAGTTGCGCATCGTCAACTCATTCTATGTCAAGTATGACAAGAAGTTGCCTGAGCTCGCTCAGGACTTCTGCGACTACTATAAGTATCTCAAGAACAAACGAGTCATCTTCTACTACGATGCAACCTTCGTGGGAAACTCCTATGCAACCCACAACGATAAGTTCTACCAGATTATCACCAAGGTGCTGCGAAGGAATGGATGGCTCGTTACGGAGGTCTACATCGGCAAGCCGATGAACCATCTTGAGAAGCAGTTGCTCATCGACCGCATGTTCAAGGGACATGCGCGCCACATGGTTCTCATCAACCAGGACAATAACGAGGACCTGATCATCTCAATCGAGAGTGCCGGCTGTTACAACAACGGCAAGGATAAGCGAGGTGAGAAGCTCGTAGAGACAGACGAGGACAGGCTGGAGAACCGCACCGACTTCTCCGATGCCTTCGATACCGTCTGCATTGGCGTTGACAAGTTCCCTCAGACCGTCCTGTACACGGGTGGCATGAGCAACTATTACCCACGATAGAATATTTCGTTCTTTTTTTTATTTATTGCTTTAAGTTTTTTTATGCTATGATTCCTTGGCTGCTTGCTCGTGAGAGTAGGCAGCCTTTTTTCTTTCCGGGTGTGTGAGAAAGCGGTATCTCCGATGGTGAGTTTGATGCTGTTCCGTACTTTTTTTATTGCATTCTCCGCCGCCCGTCATGTGTTCCCATCCGAAATTTCCTATGCAAAGGTAGCTTCTGGCGATTCAAACCTGTGCATGAACCTGGGTTAACAAAAGCCAAAGGTTCTTCACGCTTCACTAAACCTTTACCTTTACCTTTTGTTAACACAGAACCCCACACCTGTTTGCCTCTGCCAGCGCATTGTCTAAGCATAGGAAAAATCGAAAGGGCACACCGGGCTTTGAACGGAATGCAATTAAAAAAAATACTCCACAGCAGGAGTGGGAAAAAATCTCTGGGCTCCCAAACATTACCAGAATACAATTTCAAACTTTATAAAATTTTTCGATATGAGACAGAATTATTTCTTAGAGTACGTTCCAAACGCTTACATCAACCTTTGCGTAGATAAGGCTAAGCAGATGGCAAACAACCGCTTCGTTTACGACTTCAAGGCAGGCGATAAGAAGGCGGTACAAATCTGCGCTGAGTGGCTAGTTCGCTATCTTACAAAGCAGTATAGCAGTATCTTAGAGGACTTCGTTGTAGTTTTTGCTCCATGCAGCACACAATGGAAATATAACAAGCGATTCGGCTATCTCGCAGCCATCCTCAATGCAGCAGGCATCGCAACCGCAAATGAGCACGTGCACATCTTTGGAGAGCGCAAGCCAACCCACAACGGAGGCAGCCACGTTGTCAACGAGGACATTTATCACGTTTCAGTAGATGGCGAGTACTTCAAGGGCAAGCAGGTCATTCTATTCGACGACCTGCTGACTAGCGGCAAGACCATCGAGGACTTCAGAAGAAAGTTGGAGGCGGCAGGTGCTTATGTGGAGAGAGAAATCTTTTTGGCTCGCACCATTCACCACGACCCAATAAGCAACAGAGGCGTGTTGCAGGAGATGGCAGAAGGCTTTTATGAGGCAGTGGCACACTCAAAGAGATGTTTCCCACAGGGTGTTAATATCAATAAGAAATCAAACAACAACTATAATAAAGTAGCGTAACATGAAGAAGTACAATGATATACTAGCAGACGAGCGCCCAGAGTTCAAGGCAGCTAATTACGGATTCGATTCTCTCAGTAACACCGAATTGTTATCCATGGTAATCAACAGAGGGGCAGGAACAGCCGAAAGCCTAAGCCAGGCTAGGCAACTGATGAACATGGCAGACAATAACCTCAGTAACCTTGCAAAGTTATCCATGGACGAAATGCAGGTAGTGCAGGGAATAGGCGACTGCAAGGCGTTGGCAGTACTCGCAGCTTTGGAACTAGGCAAGCGCAGGGCAGTGGAGAAGTTGGGCAGCAAGCCCGACATGGGCAGCAGTCTAGCCATATACAACTACATGCTTCCGCAGATGGCAGACCTAAAGGTAGAGCAGGCACACGTCATATTGATGAACCAAAATTTCAGACTCATCAAGAGCGTGAAACTGAGCGAGGGAGGAATAACTGAGACATCCGTGGATATACGTATCCTCATGAGGGAGGCAGTCTTGAGCGGTGCAACCATCATGGCATTTGTGCACAATCACCCATCGGGCAACACGCAGCCAAGCAAGGCGGACGATGTGCTGACCCAGCAGATAGCCAAGGCTTGTCAAGTCATGCGCCTCTTCTTTATGGACCATGTGATAGTAACAGATGGAGCATTCTACAGCTATCACGACAAGGGCAGACTATAGGAACCATGGGCAACGTGATAGGAACACGTTGCCCTTTCTCTTGCTTGCAAACTTGCTGATAACCGCGGATGAAGGGAAGGGGATAGAGATAGCGAGAGCGATGGCAATTCGGGGCGGCAGTCGGGGAAAGAGGCAATTGCCACATGAAAAAACCCTTACATATACCGCTCCAGTCAGCCGTGGCAATTGCCTCCGAGCGTAGGGCGGTGGGGGCTATGCTTACAGCAAAGCACGCCCTTTTTTGTTCCAACTTTTCAAAAATCCATGATTTTCAGCAAGTTGGCAAAAATGACCGTGGAAAATTTGTGCAAAATGCCCAAATTTTGCAATCAATTGCCATTGATTGCCCGCTCGAAAACGGCTACTTATGCCAATTTCCATGAAATTGCCACAAGAAACGAGCCGTTTTCGAGCGAACCCCTACATTGCATTTCGGGGTAAAAGAGGTAATAACATTGTTTGACATCATTCAAGAATGATGAGAAAAAGAGGTAAAAACCGTGTTTGATGGGGATGAAATGTTAAATAATACACAAATGTTGAAAATAATCACGAAAATATTTGGCTATTCAACAAATGTTTAGTACCTTTGCATCGTGTTAATAAAGATAGTATATGGCAAGACGAAAATCTAAGGAACTCAAGGAAAATGAAGACGATTTGCTTTTCTACCTAGAGTATTGGCAAGAGTTCCCCGATACCTTCAAGAGGGTAGCAGAAAAAGAAATCGCAGAGTTGCAAAACAAAATTAAAAACAAAAAGAAATGAGAAAGCCCCTTCGGGGGCACTCATTCCTTTAAACTTAAAAAATATAAGATTATGGAATATACAGAGATGATTGATAAGGTGAAGGCTTTGGCTGCACAAAACAGAGCTGCCAAGACCGCAGAGGATAAGGCGGAGGTTCGCCGTCAGATGGATGCACTCAAGGAGTCAGACCCTAAAGCTTTTGCCGTGGCAGTTGGCTACATGGCTAAGACCACAGAGCAGAAGGTCAAGGAACTGACCATGGCTGAGAAATTTGGTGAGATAACAGATATGGTTTCCATGGCTTACATCGCAAAGGCTTACTTTGGCAAGTCTCGCTCTTGGCTGGCACATAAGATGAACGGAAACATAGTCAACGGAAAGGCATCGCAGTTTACTCCTGATGAGCTTGTTACTCTCAAAGGTGCCTTACAGGATATGGCTCAGAAATTTGGCTCGCTTAGCCTTGCTATTTAGGCTATCTTTATTTAACACATCGTCCCCGACACAGAGCCGTGCCGGGGACTTCTTTTTGTTAACATATATAGTCTCTATTTTAATTGCTTTAAGGTGGATAGCAACAATCTTAGATGGGGTGATTGCAGCCATATTAACAAAAGTCCATGAAGAATAGAGATTGCAATGAGAATATTTACCATAATATGGAGAAACCTTATGCGCTTCTCCAAGTTCATATATTCTTTTCTGTCCATACCTAATATATATTATTTCGTTTAACCGCTGCAAAAATAATGTTTTTCCAGCAATTCCACAAGTTTTCAAGGCTAAAATGTTAAATCTTACTTAATAATACGTTTTTTCGTAGTAAATATTTGGATAATACGAAAATTTGTAGTATCTTTGCATTGTCTTAAAGAAATAATGATATGAAGAAAATTTTAGTAAGCGACAAAGAGGAAGAGCTGATAGCAGCTATCAGAAATTACAAAAAATCTTTTCCTAGGGGCAACCCGCAGTTATTATGGTATGCTCAACAACTTTTCGATGAGATGATTGAGCCGCCTGAGTATTACACAAAGTATTAACAACAGACCCTCCCTTCGGGGAGGGCATTAAAAAATATAAGATTATGGAAGTAGCAGTAGCAACAGTTAAGCAGACCAAGGATAGCGAAGTAAAGCAGCGCATCCAGGATATTCAGATGCTCGTGTCGTGGCGAGAGATAGCACATACATATTTCGGCAAGTCGGCATCATGGCTTTATCACAAGCTCGATGGCATCGATGGCAATGGTGGAGTGGGAGGCTTCACCGAAGATGAAAAGAACATGCTCCGTGGCGCACTCTGCGAGGTTTCAAACCGCATACGTGCAGCTGCAGACAGAATATAAAAATGAGGCTGGGGCTTATCATTCCCCATAAGACAAAAGTCGCCATAGCCTTGTGGCGCAGAAATACAAAAGAGTTCGAAGCCTCTGGTGCGTGAAGCATCGGGGGCTCTTATTTATTAATCATAAAAAATATAAATATGAAAAGTGAGATGCCTGATGATGATATGGATTATATGGATTGGTCCTACAAACATTATCAAGATAAAAAAAATAAAGAGAGGGAAGCCAAGAGAAAGGCTGAAAAGAGAGAGCGCAATAAATATTGAATGGAGGTCATTACGTTCCTGTTGATGGTGGTATCTGTCTTATACTCGTGCCTGGCTCCTACCATTAAGCAAGTATGGCAATGGCTATTACTACAGCTTCAATAACTACAAGCAGAAAAAGACGGTTATTGTCTCTTTCTGCTATTTCTAATCGCTCGTTGGCTATATCTATGCGTTCATTGGTCTTATCGATAAGATCAATAACCCTATGTAGGGTAAGTTTCTTATTTCTTTCCATACCTTAATATATATTATTTACTAAAACCGTTGCAAATATACGGAATTTTATTGAATATCTGTGGAATTTTATTGAATATCCGTGGAAAAACAGAGAAATACGGAGAATTTCATGGAATTTTGTGGAATTTTCACGGAAAATGCGTGGAAAATCATTCCTTTTTATTCCTTTTCTTTCCTCAACCTCTAGCCAGATGACCCTTTTCGCGGTCGTTTTCGGTCATTTTCGGTCGTTTTTGCGGTCATTCCTGGAGAAAATCAGAGAATTTCGGTGAATTTCAGCGAAAATCAGAGAATATCGGGGAAAATCATTCCTTTTCATTCCTATTTATTCCTTCTCCTCCTCAAATCACCCCGATTTTATGCTCTAAAACATATTCCCTGCAGATTCTTCTAAAATTTCTCGCTTTTTTTTTGGCGGTTCCAAATATTCTTCGTACTTTTGCCAACGCTTAAAAGACGATAGTAAACTATCCGGCAGGGCGACCGTTTCGCCTATGGCTTTTAGCCGCAGGCTTTTTTTATGCCTAGGAAAATCTTTTTTCCAACTGGGAAAATAATTTTTTCCAACTGGGAAAATAGATATGCCCAATACATGGCGGCTGCATGAACCGTAAGATTTGATTAGTCCTTCCGGATAAGTCATCGTCTTTTAAGCAACGGGGAATGCAGCCGCCACCCTTTTGTACAATCGGCTGTTAATGCTTAAAAGACGATGCAATATGCAGAATTCTATTTTATTAAGTGATGCGCAGGTGAGACCTGCAGGCATCAACGTGAACGAGGGCATCCATACCCTCAAGTGTGCAATCAAGCGTGAGGCTAAGCGTCTCATGGCTACCAGGAGCGAGGCCTTCAGCTGTCTCTGCGAGGAGACCGTGACCTATGGAGAGGTTGTGCTCACCATGGTTGGTTTCGCAGCTGTGATGGCGATGGTCATGATTGGTGGTTTCATTTTCGGAGGGGAGGTAGCATGATGAAGAAAAGTAGAAACCGCAGAAGACGCACGGCAAAGCTGACAGCCAAGGACATCAGCAAGTGCAAATACTTCATGAATATTGGCAATAAAATGAAAGCCCATAAGGTGGAACTCAAATTTCTGAGAAACAACAAGACTATTGGTTCTGTTGCATTCATCGAGGATGCTCCACATAAGCAGACTGTTATCCGATGGCATGATCATCGCTACTTTGCTCTTCGATTTGGAGCTAAAGAGGCTAAGCCATTCAATATGACTTTGGCCAAGTGGAAAACCATAAACAACGATTAGGCATGAAAAAGAATAAGAAGAAAGTCAAGAGAGACATTCTCTTGCTATATTTCCGCCGCCGTCGCATTCGCGCTGCGCTCGAAAGACGTTGGTGGGAGCTTGATATCAAGCGTAAGGAGCTATACAAGCTCGTGGAGTACGCCAAGATTCAGTCAAGATACTGTGTTAATCAAGACTGCCACCGCATTGTCGGCAGATACCTCAGAGAACTGGAGCGTGAGGAGATACGTGTTACCAGACTTCAGACCAAATTCGACCTTTGGGCTTCCCGTCTGGGCTACTGGGTTGACCTCTATGAGACGGCATTGAACCGCCTGCACCCTGGAGACGATATTTAAGTTTCACCCTTTAAAAAAAGAATATTATGCCAAGAAATACAGATTATTTCGACAGCGAGCAGTTTGAGCAGGACCTGCTTGACGCTTACTTCCACTTCCGCAGCTGCCTCCCTGTGAAGGATGCAGTCACCGGTCTTGACTACAAGAAGAGTTTCAAGACCTCCCAGGACATCGCCACGGAACTTGATGATATGGGCGGTGTCAGTATAGAAGCCATCAACCAGTACCTGCAGGCGCATGACTACCAGGTAGCCACGCAGCCAGACGGCACCGTGGCATGGGCTATATGGGAGAGAGTTGTCAAGCCGGATAGCCTGGTTTAAGTTAAAAACTCATATAAATTTCAAGTACTACCATGTATTATGAATAGTTTTTCGTACCTTTGCAGCACGAAAAATTTTACAAAGTTTGAAAAGCTTTGATACGGCTGGCCGCCCGTGAGGGTAGTCAGCCGTATTTTTATTTTTATCCCCTCCATATTATCTTTGCACAAAAAAAGATAATATATGACCATCACATCACTTCCGTCGGGCAGTTGCTTCCTTGAGAACATCCCCGACATCGATATTCTCACGGCCAAGACGCGCCTGCTCGTCACCATCAAGTTAGGTGACGATACCATCTACGATGAGTATCTCTATCCTGCCGATGGAGAGGTCAGAGTGATCGACCTTGCCGACATCTTCCGTCCTTATGCACGCCGGAGGCTGGCAGTCACAGCCACCATCACCATCGCCGAGCAACAGGTTCCGAGCTCCGGAGACACCGACTCGGCAACAGTCACCGATACGCAGACAGCCAACCTGCAGGTCTACTATTCTACCGTAGACATCGTGGGCGTGGACTGCTCTACATTCCTCACCACCCATTTCCTCACCCTGCTCGAGGGGCACAAGACCACCTACATGGGGCGACTTGAATATCTCCACTACATGGGCAAGGAAACAGCAGAAGTCACCGCACACTATGCGGACAAAACCACAAAAATGTTTACCGCACCAGCCACCGGTGGCAATGACATCTACACCACCATCGACGTCTCTCCGTCGCGATTCGAGACCGAGGGCACCGACCTTCTCTACTACGTGGTAGAGGCAGGCTCACGCTCCATGACCTTCATCATAGACAGCGAGGAGCGTGATGTGGCGCCTACTCTGCTCTTCACCAACAGCTTCGGCTGCCAGGAGCTCATCTACTGCACAGGCAAGCACGAAGTAGACCCGCAGTACACCCGCGATGCAGCCTACATGGGCGGCATCAGGGTAAACTACCGCATCACAGAGCAGCGCACCTTCAACGCCGATACTGGCTATCTGGGCACAGACATGGCAAACTGGGCAGACGATCTCTTCCGCTCAGACGAGGTCTATCTGGTCAACTTCATCGGCGGCGTTGCCAAGGTGGGCAAGCGTGTCACCCTCTCAGACTCCAAGTCCAAGCGCGACAACCTGCGCGACAGCGTGCCACGCTTCACCTTCAGCTACACCTACGCCCAGCGTCAGCACAACGTGCTTGACCTGCAGCGTGCCGGCCGTATCTTCGACAACACCTTTGATAACACCTTCAACTGATGAGACGCACGGCTTACCACCTCACAGAGGTGCTGCGCCTCCTGGCCAAGGCAGAGCGAGACCGCTCTACCATTAACCTGAAGGCGTGGACATCAGACGGCGAGACCGTCGATTATACAGGATGGCTGGTCAGGGGCAGCAGTTGGCGAGGCGGTTTCCATCGCCTCGTCAATCCGGCAAATGCCGAGGTTCGCACCGTTCCGGACATCTACATTCACCAGTTCCTGGGCTTACCAGTATATTTATGACATGAAACAGAAAAAATATCAGCTTCAGCAAGTGGGAGCCAGCGGTTCCTACAGCCGCTACGCCCTAGTGGCAGAGGGCGTGAGCAGGGTTACAGACTCCACCACCATCGAGCAGCAGTATGGGAAGGATACCAGTTTCCTGGGCTCCGGTGAAGTGGGCGATGCCACTACAGGCATCTTGGAGACTTCAGACGGCAAGCTCTTCGAGTATGTGAACTATGGCGATGACAACGACATGCCATACACCCTGCAGCAGTTGCTGCGCCGCAACATGGTGGCGCAGCGAGCCATGGCTTTCAACGTCCAGTGCTGCTACGGCCAGGGCGTGCGCTTCATGGACCGGGAGACCAAGCAGGACACTACCGACAGCGAGATACGCGACTTCTGCCTGAAGAACTCCATCCACGAGGTCTTCATGCAGCAGGCAACAGACATGAAGTTCTTCTTCTGGTCGGTAGAGGTCATCATCCTGAGCCGTGACCACTCCAAGATAGTAAACATCCGCCACAAGGACGTTTCCTACTGCCGACTGGAGGTACCCAATGACAAGGGGCGCATAGAGCATGTCTTCTTCGGCGACTTCCGCAACGTCATGTCGCCGGTCCACACCGAAGTCATCCCGCTGCTCGACCTCTACGACCCGCTGGGCGACCTCATGGCGCGCATGGGCAAGGCTCCGGATCCATATACCGGCATCAGGGGCAAGGCTCCTGAGATGGGCAAGGACTGCAAGTTTGCCATCATCTCACGCATCCCGACACCCGGCCTGCAGTACTATCCGATACCATACTATGCCAGCATCTTCGACGATGCCTGGTACGACATCTACCGTCTCATCGGCATCGGCAAGCGCTACATGATCAAGAACACCTCTGCGCCACGCATCCAGATAGAGGTGCACCGCGACTACTGGGAAGAGCTCTGCAACAACGAGGACATCATCGACCCGGATAAGCGCAAGGAGCGCATCCTGCAGGAGAAGGACAACATCATCAACTTCGTCTGCGGACCTGAGAATGCCGGCAAGGCGCTCATCACGGGCTATTACTTCGACCCAAACGGCAAGGAGCAGCGCATGGTGCGCATCATCAACCTCTCAGAGGGCAGCAGGAAGGAGGGTGGCGACTGGGCTGACGACATGAGCGAGGCATCCAACGCCCTCTGCTTCTCGCTGGGCGTGCATCCAAACCTCATCGGAGCCACACCTGGCAAGAGCCAGATGAACAATTCCGGCTCAGACAAGCGAGAGCTCTTCATCCTCAAGCAGTCGCTCGAGAAGGCTTGCCACGACATCATGTGCAAGCCTTACCACGTCATCTCCCACTACAATGGCTATGCCGACCGAGGAGTGACCGTAGACGTGCCGATGATAGAACTCACGACACTTGACAAAAACAAGGACCAACAGACATCAATAGTTTCAAACAATAATGGCAAAAATGAAGATTCAAATCAGCAAGGATGACTTCGAGCAGAGCATCCTCGTAGCGACAAGCTCGCACTCTGAGGTGTTCGAGTCGGTGGAACCGCATTTCAAGGAGTCCTATCAGCGGATCAGTAAGCAGATACTGGGCGAGGTAGGCGAGAAGGCGCTGGAGACCAGCGAGGAGGCACTGGAGACCAGCGAGAACCCCTGGTACAACAACAGCGAGGAGCTGCGTAAAGCAGTCATCAAGACTGTATGCCTCGATGCCTTCCTCAGCGTAGTAAGACACCTCGACCTCGTGCTCACTCCTACAGGCTTTGGCGTTGTGGCCAACAACGAAGTCTCTCCGGCAAGTTCCTCCAGAGTCGAGGCGCTCATCGAGCAATGCCGTGTAGCCCTCATCTCATCACAGCAGACAGTCCTGGCACTTCTCTGCAACGTACCGGGTTGGGGTAAAACCCTACAGGCAAAGCAGGGCATACAGACGATAGTTTGGAGCTTTGACGCTTACCGTTTTCTCACGGGAGAGACCAGCATGACATCCAAGGAGTGGGCATCCAAGTTGGCAGCCATGCAAGAGGCAGATGCCACCATACGCAAGCTTGTTTCTGATGAGCAGATGGATGACATCATGTCACAGGTTAGATGCGAGCGTAAAAGTAATTGGGAAGAGAACGAGGTGCGCCTCATGCTGATGCGCTGCATGATAATGCTTGCCAACGGCATGCTGTCTGCATACTCCAACGAGCGTGCAAGTCTGCTATCGTACCTAGACAGAAACCTAGATAAATTCCCATTATATGCGAATTCATCGGCATATAAGGCTAACCATTTCAAAGAGTTCAACAATGAAAAATCAAAACCTGCCTTCGTTTTCAACGCATAAAGATGGTACACAAGAGTTCAATTTCAAGGCGCCGTCATCGTGGGCGGAACTTTCAGAGGATCAGTTGCGCTATGTCCTTAGCATCATGTCGACGTTCCAGGATCATACCGTCATCAAATGCTACCTTCTCGCAAGGTTCTGCGGTCTTACCGTACATAAGTACACCCGGACCGGGTGGAAATGCAGCGTTAAATGCGGTGAAAACGATGAAAATGGCAATACTAAGACTGGAAAAGTGCGCGAGAGAGTCCTATACATCAGCGCTGCTGAAATCCTCTCCCTGCTCAAAAACTTCGATTTCATAGACTCCTTTACGGACTTTCGGCCTCTACAGGTCGCAAGTGACGTTCAGCTGACGGCAGTAAACAGCCTGCTTCACGAAATCAGCTTCTACGATTACCTCAATATCGAGAAGAACTACCAGCTGTTCATGCTCAAGCAGGAGGACAGATTCCTGCTGAAGATGGCGCATCTCATGTACAGAACCGCAGATGGTTCTGCCGATGAAACCGCCAATTTCGAACCTTATGAGCTCCTCGGGGTCTTCATGTGGTTCTCGAGCGTCAAGGAGTATTTCGCCGCCAACTTCCCTCACTTCTTCAGACCTGCGAAAGAGGGTGGCGAACTGCGGCGTGAGGACATCCTGCCAGCCATGCAGGCGCAAATCAGGGCACTTACCGATGGTGACGTGACCAAACTGCAGGCTGTCTACAATACCGACTGCTGGGCTGCCCTCACAGAGCTTGATAACAAGGCTCGGGAGGCAGAGGAGTTCAAGAAGCGCAACAGGCAAAATAGTTAAAATAACAGCACATGACAGAGAAAATCTTCGATTCTATCGCATATTTCAAGCAGCTGGCTGCCGAGTGCAGAACCTGCAAAGAATATAATTTCGTCGCAACGGAGTGCTCCGGACCTGATTCCATTCAGGGAGTCATGCAGCAGTTCCGCAAGGCATCCAACTTCATCATGGTCTCAGATACCGTTGACAGCAACACCCATTCCATCGGAGAGGGGTTCTTTGACCGCAACGTATATACCGTCTGGATCCTGGCAGGGTACAGGCGCGATGACATGGCAGACCGAGAGGCGAAAATGAATATCTGCAGATATATCTTCCGCCAGTTCCTCAGCCGTATGCTCCACGACAAGAGCCGTGAGGCATACGATGGCCAGATGGAGTTTCTGGACCTCACGCAGGTCTATTCGAGCGAGCTGGGCAGATGGTCCATGAATGGCGTCACAGGACTCTATTTCATGGTCACATCTGACGAACCTATCGACATACAGTATGATGAGAGCCTATGGCAGACGCAGCAGTAGATGACCTCCTCAGATATGAGCGAGGCTGGACTAACGCCATGGGCGACTACTGGCGAGAGCGCATGGAGCGGTTGCGTACCATCGATACCGGCCGCCTATACGCTTCCATCAAGGCGCACCTGGAGCAGGGGTCTGTGACAACAATTGAGCACAACTTCCTGCAGTATGGTATCTATGTAGCTGCAGGAGTAGGTCCGGCACATGAGTGGTACAAGTGGACCGAGGCACAGGGAGGCGAGAAAGTACATCGCATCAACAACGGCGACCTCAACTTCCTGGACGATGAATACCGTCGTGACAACAATCTCGAGAAACCGAAGAAGGTGGGCCCTGCCTGGGGCGGTCGTGTCGCCGGTGGCGAACCAAAAGGTCGCCGTGACTGGTTCTCGCAGAAGTACTACTCATCTGTCATGAAGCTCAACGAGCATGAGGCGACCTTCTACGGCGACCGGTACAATGGTCTGATGGCATCTGCCCTCACAGAGATCTTCAAGGGCATCGGTGCAGCACGCTACCTCTAGGGAGCGTATTTTTACCGATTCCATCGGCATATTATCTTTGCAAACAAAAAAGAAAAAATGGCAGATAAACTAGACAAGAGTGCACTTCAGACCCTATTCGAGGGTATCAGAGACGAGCGACGTCTGCAGGCCAACACGGCTAACCGCATCGGCAACGCCTTCCTCTCGCTTCTGCATTTCTGTGCCGACGAGACCTCCGATGCCTTCCTCAGCCGCAAGCATGACGATGCAGCCGAGGGCATGATTACCTTCCTGCGTGGGCTCATCTCCGAGCAGATGGCGCAGCTCAAGGCGGGTGCACAGTTCGGTGACTTCGTCTCCGGGCTGTACAACGGCAAGGGCGCGCAGGTCGATGCCAATGGCAATGCAGAGGTTGAGAGCATCACCGTCCGCACATACATGCGGGTCATGGAACTGATTGTCAACCGCCTGTCAGCGCAGGAGGGTGACACTTTCTTCACCGAGAGCGACACCATCGAGAGCGTTGACAGTCTGGGCGATGATTGCTATGGCTTACACCTCCGCTCCAAGTATAGTGGATACTTCACGGCTCAGCATGTGGGCAACGTCATCAAGGGCGTTGTCAACAACATCGCCTCGGCAGCCAATTCCGGCACCTCGGCTGATTACTACACTTCGTGGATGAGAGTCAACAGCGTCAACGCGGTTAAGAATTACATCGAGGTCACCCTGTATCCTGATGCCGAAGTTCCGGCAGGAAAGAACTTTCCGCCATGTGAGCTCATGAATATCGCCCGTTATGGCAACCAGACCGATGAGTCGCTGCAGAGCTGTTTCTACATCTCCAGTTCCGAGGGGCGCATCGTCAAGCTGACGGGCGTCACCAAGCCGATACTAGAGAATTACAACTACGGCATGGTCTTCGGCGACATGCCTGAATTCGTCAAGTCGCTCAACCTTCCTATCGTTAAGGGCAGGGATTATCTCTATGCAGCCGGCATCATCACCCAGGATATCATACAGATTGACTATCAAGGCAAACCGGTTGTCGATTATGTAGACCGGGGACCATGGTCAGAGGCGGCAGACTATTTCTGCTCAGCTCTCAATCCAGGAACTGGCAAATACGAGACTTCCGATGTCTGGTATACCGGGTGCAAGTGGCGATGTCAGAAGAATGGTACCCATACCGCACCAAGGTGGAACAATACCGATTGGGCGATGATAGAGGGCAATCCAGCATTCACCATCGATTTCCTCGAAGACGAGACGCTCTATGATTTCGACAACTTCCGAGCTCCGCTGACAGTCGTCGCATCGCTCTACGGACAGGATATCACATCAGATATCCTCGACAGCGACGTAACCTGGATCAGATACACAGAGAACAGGGCTGGTGAGCAGAGAGTCACAAGTGACAACATCTGGTCACTCGAAGTCGGTTCCAAGGCAGGCAAGGCTATTGTACTGACCCAGTCTGACCTCTCCATCGACAGCGAGGGAGTTCCGGCTAAGATTAGATTCACGGCAACAGTTACACTTCGTGATGGTCTGGGCGATGAGGTTGCCCAAGATTCCATCACACTGGAATGTGTTTAATAACATATAAGATGAAATACAAAAGATTAGACTTCAAATACACGCCTCTGCAGGTGAACACATCCAAGACAATATCAGGCAGCGTTCCGCTCGAACAGACTTATGACGCCAACCAGAATGAGTATGCTCCTAATTACGAGTTGACACCATGCGCCTTACAACCGGTCGTTGGTATAATCGACAGAGATAACATACTCGAGAGTGGTCGTGTCAATAGTGAACTGACAGATATCGCCTGGTACAGAGTCGAGAATGGTGTGGAGGGTAATGCGCTGGTTTCGACACCCAGGAAGCATGTCATCACCTCGACCGGCAATGATGCCGGCAAACTGCTCTGGTATGTCAACGCAGCGCCGCAGAAACCGATTCTGCTCAGATTCCGGGCGAAATACCTGGACAGCCGGACAAATAAGGTTCACAGAATTATGATGGACTATTCCATCAACTGCAAGAATGCGACCCTCTACAAGCCGACGCTGCTGCTTTCGAGTGGTGACCGATACTATAATCCGCTTCGTGATACAGACAAGCAGGTCATCAATGCATCTCTGCGCCTCGGATCAGAGGAGTGCGCTAAGGAGAAGAGGCTGTTCATCTGGGAGATTCTCCGTGATAGAGGTCAGTTCTCTGCCATTACAGCAGATGACCTCGAAATCAAAGTTTCTGCAGATGGAACATCGGTTATTCTAGACCGCTCGCTCATGGGCAAGCGCATCTGCATCAGATGCAGGGCTAAATTCTCGGCTGATGGCAATCCGGCAAGCGTAGATCTGAGTGATGCTACACCGAACAGAATTGTCAATATCGTCCGCAGGATACCATTCTACGATTACGATATCCTCGACACGGTCGACGAAGTCCTGCCCGACACGAAGGTAGTAAACCCAGCGGCAACCATCTCTGACAATGTCGGAGAAATTGCGAACCCGACAAGAGAACTGCAGGTCCTCTGGTGGATGGCACCGAATAACTCGATACACTTTGAGAACGCTGTCCTTGTCGGACATGGCATGTCTCCGAGAGTACCTACAGATCTGCTGGATCCGAACAGGGGAGCTATCCTTGCTTTGGAAGTTAAAGACCTCGATCCTTTAGCTCTGGCTATGGATGCCGACGGCAAGGTCTTCGTGGACGCAGATGGCAATCCGTTCATTTTTCACTAATCATCATTTATAATATAATATATGGAAAGATACATCAAGGCAAATCGCAAGGTCGTGGAGTTACTTCAGCTGACAGAGGACAGAACTGAGCTGCAGGATGGCAATTTCATTCTCTGGTGTCAGGATATCCTACAGCTTGGGGAACCTATCGAGTTCGAGGAGACGCTGTCCAGAATAGGCGCTATCGCTATGGATGGCAAGACCGCCTGCATGGAGCAGGAAGGCAAAGTGTGCAACAAGCTGCCTGTAGCTACAGACAGCAGATTCATCATGACAGAGCAGAGAGAGGAGGCAGAAAATGAGTAGCGCAAGTAAGTCGACAACCATCAACTTCATACCAAAGATGGGTACATTTACTCCGTCAATCCAGTCGCCTGACGGAGATATCTACCAGGAGTACCAGAAAAATGGGAATGTCGTGACTGTCTATCCGGATTTCTCGCAGACGCAGCCGAAGCTGTACTTCGTTGTCATCTCATCGAGAACAGCAGAAGGCATCAGTACACCAACCTCCATGAAGTACTTCTTCAATGATACGGAGATTCCTTTCAATTCTGCAGGCAAGTCTACAGGAATGTTTGACGGTCTCTTTGAGATTATCAGACCAAGTGCTTCGCAATTATATTGGGGACTGAAAATCTGCAACAACCTGGTTAAGGTTTCCAATTATAGCGGCATTACAATCAGGATGGTCGGTACCATCACGGAGCGTTCTGGGCAGCAGGAGGCTACAGATGATATTCAGGCTAGCTACGATATTTCCGTTGGCCCTTACACAGGAGTCGCCTATCGTGTGACCATTAAGGCTCCGGCTAATGATACGCACAACTTCGTTCTGGGTAGCAAGGATGACAGCTGCCAGCTCGAAGCCAAAGTCACGCAGGGCAACGAAACTTTGACAGCAGGACTATATTACAAGTGGTATAAAGCAGTCAATAGCATCACAGGTTGGGAGCAGATTGCAGGAGCCAGTGCCAAGATCCTCACCGTCAAGGCATCAGATGTTGATTGCACGAGGGAGTTCATGGTGGAAGTGTACAACGACAAGGCCATGGGCAAGGATAATATGCTGGGTTTCGACTTCCAGACTGTCATCGATGCGTCAGATCCATACGATATTGAGCCCAACCCGACACCGGCTGATGAGTCTATCAGCGAGGACGAGTCAGGCAATGGTACTGTGACCTATACTCCGAGACTGATTGTCAGGGGAAAGTCTGAGGCTATCGGTAGCAAGTTCTATTTCACGCTGAAGTCAGGTTCTGGTGTTGTCCTCAATACTGAGGCAGCACGCAAGCCTACTGTCCAGCTGAGTTCATTTGCTGTGACCAGGGCAGACTGCGAGCATGCCGGTTACAGCAGCGTGTCATTAACGATTCAATCAGTCAAGTAGTCTATGACAGTAATAACAAGAACTATTAATTTTATCCGGAAGGCTGTCAAGGGTGAGAAGGGCAGCGTCCTTCGAGGTCCGCAGCTGTGGAATACCTGCAGCAATGGATACAGATTCGAAGCGGGTGGAGAAGGTGAAGAGTGGAAGGATGTTGTCTTATATAATGGCAATAGCTATTCCTGCATCAAGACGCACGTCAAGACTGCAGATAATTATCCGGGATCTGCAGCTGATCTGAACAACCATTATTGGCGACTGGGTCAGTCTATCGAACTCATCATAGCCCACATCATCCTCGCCCAGTACCAGATGGTGGAGAACCTGGGCGTCCGAACCATCGAGATGAAAGATAAGGACGGCAATGTAGTCTTCAGAGCTAAGGACGGCGATCTCGTTTGCAAGGGAGGAATATTCCAGAATGTCAGGGTCTCTGGAGATGTCTCTGTCGGAAGACTGAGATACAACGTGAATACTGTAACTGATGGTACTAGTGTCATAAATGGCTCTTTCATCCGGGGTGGCGGAACCTATGTCCTACCACACCTGAAAGATGAAGAATTCATGCGCATCGTTGTCTTCAATCCTATCATAACTCGCAGTTCACCGCCAGCGGAACTTAAAGGCGAGGAGAAAATGGACGTATTCATGGAGGCAGACAGCAGTTTCTCAACGAATAGAGAGACTACCATAAGTGTTGAAGGGTGGTGTGAGCTAATCGGCACGAACCATCTTGGTCATACAATATGGGTATATAATAATGTAGAAAATAATCAAAATTAGAATAGCTGGAAATGGAAGGTAAAAAATTTAATTCCGTGGCGAAAGTCACAACCGTCAACAGCAACCAGAGCCTGCTGCTGACAGACCAGAATGGCAATGTCACTACCATCGGTATGGATGCGCTCAAGGCTGACCTTGCTGTTGGTCAGCATGCCTGGTGCGGAAGAGTGTGGGACACCGCAAACGCAACGCCTAAGGCTGCATCATACATCGGCTCTCTTGAATTGCTGAAGGAGTTGCCATACATCCTCGGGCTTGGCGCATACCTGGTCAAGAATGACCACAGCCGCAGAAAGCTCGACAGCAAGGATCACTACAAGTATGCTACTGGTGAACCAGCAAAGCTGGATGGTACCGAAGGTCACTATCAGTGGGGCTGGGGACGTAATTTTTACGTGGTAATCAAGGATGTTGGGGGATTGCACTATGAGCAGATTGGCATCAAGCCAATTCCTGGTGAGTTTAATTACGAGATTCCTATCGGCAGTCTCTCTGCTGCAGGATTCGCCACTATAGAGCGAAGCTCAGGCAGACTTGTGAGCTATATCAATAATGGAACTGACTATCGTGGTGGAGACAACAATTCGTCTTATGATGGCAAAAATAATACGCTTCTGGGTAGACCGGCAACTAATCTGACTGCTGAGCAGTTCAGAGCTGCAGCACGCAAGAATGGCAAGGGCTGGCTCAGCACAACCATGCGACATACATCCATTGTAGCAATTCTTTTCGGCGTCATCTTCGGTACACATTACGATCAGGATGCCGTCAATGCCAACAAGGATGCCAATGGTCTCTTCCAGGGAGGACTCGGTGTAGGCTTGACACAGATGCCAGACTGGGGCGGCTACAACGGCTATAGACCTGTAGCACCTATGAGTGCAGGCATCGAGCTTGGGGATTCGTGCGGTGAAGCAACTTACGCAGTCAAGAATGACGCAGGCACAACGGTATATAATGCCAAGATTCCATGTTTCTTCGGCTTAAAGAACGGCTTCGGCAATCTCTGGCGAATGCCGGATGATGAGTTCTGTCAGGTCAACAGTGACAAGACCATGACACACCTCGTGGCTCCGTCAATATACGGTTCCTGGACCATCGGCAACCCTTCCGGCATGAGGGCGTTGAGCAAGTCACCAGGCGGTAGTGAAGGATGGATCAAGACCTTGTCGATGGAACATCTGGAGAACTTCTGTACGCAGATTGGTGCAACAGAGTCAACCTATTTGACTTGCTATTTCTGGAACACGTCAGGAGCTACATCCGGTTTTCGCCTGTGTCTTCGTGGTGGCAGCGCTTGCGATGGTGGTCTATGCGGTCTTTCGGCGCTCAGCGTGCACCTTGCTGTCTCGGGTTACTCTGTGAACTTCGGTGCGGTCCTCTGCGAAGCAGCATCCGAGTGGTCATTGGAACCAGTGTATTACGAGGCGGCCTAGAGTGGACAGAGGTGTGCTGATGTGAGCTGGAGTGTGCAGGATTGGCCAAGGTTTCCCAGCGGAACCAAGGGCAATCCTGAGCACCCTGCGAGCGTAGCGAGCAAACCTTACCGCCCTTGGGCGGTCGATTTTTTTTGAAATTTCGCTCTTTGACATTCTTTCATTCCGATTTTTTTCAGTACCTTTGCAGGCGGTATTAAACCAGGCTGTGATTCCTGCGCCGGTTTTCGCCTGTGTCTTCGTGGTGGCAACGCTAACAATGGTGGTCAATGCGGTCTTTCGACGCTCAACGTGAACAATGCTGTCTCGGATTACAATGTGAACTACGGTGCGGTCCTCAACTTAACAAGATACTGCAGGTTAGTTTGCTTAGCTGCAGTGATTTCGGGAGTCAGGCCTTGCCTCATGGCAAAACATACACATTAGCAGAATAGCTAGTAGATGATGACAATGGGTCATCCGGTCGAAAGTTAGGACAT